CGAAAAAAATACTTGACAAATGAACAGGCATGTGCTATTATAATTATAGAAACAAGGAAACCTAGTAAATATAAGGAGGATAAAAAAATGGGAATTGTATCAGCAATAGTGGGCATTGAAAATGATATTATCGTATTGCGTAGTGAGCTTGGGGAGCATTTTGAATTTAATTCAAGTAAAGAACTGCCACAGTGGGCGAGTGAAGAAATGAAAGAATTAGAATATATAACAAGGCTCGGAAACTGTATGTATTTTCTTAGGATATTCGATAAAAAATAAGGAGGAATAAAAAATGAACGAGAAGTACCAATTATTTTATAATATATTTAAACAAGATATTGAGAGAGGTTTATACGATAAATCACTTGTAGCCTTTATAATGCAAATGGGTAGAATATCAGCCTATTTAGAGTTATCAGACTTTACAGAGGTAGAGCGAGACAATGAAGAAAACAAACTACGTGAACTATCTAATTCTTGGGAAAAAAGATATTATTCAAAGGAGGAAAAATAAATGATTCAATACAGATTGCACAATATCACTGATTTTGGCGTAGAAATTCATGACTTTCACACTGAAAATTCACTGAACAATTATATAGCCTTATTCGTAGACTCTCCATACTGGGTAGAAAATTTGTATACTAATAAAAACATTTATGTGGGTTTTGATGGACAGAGCTACGCCAATCCGTCAGATGGAATTAAAGACTATATAGAGACAGTTAGTCTTAACAAACCAGACGCCAATAATGTTTCACGTGAAACATTACATGAATCGGAAATAGACTGGATAAAAAGGCATACACCTACAGAAGAAGAAAAAGAACCATGCACTAAACTAGAAAAGATATCCTCTTTCTTAGGTATATTATCAGTCATTATTATGGCAACATTTTTACTATATCTTTTCTTATCTTCTGTATCATTCATAGTGGAGCACTTTTCAGAGTTCACATGGAAAATATTTAATATTTTATAAGGAGGAAAATCATGGCAAAATTAACAAACAAATTATTGAGATATAAAGTGATGTTTACAAAAGGTGGTACAGGTGGCTACACCGCTCGCGTCATGATACCAAAAGAAGCAATACACGACTTAGACATACACCCTGGAGACAGTATTGAATATACGCGCGTACCGCATGGTTTGTTATTAAGAAAAGTGCAAAAGGAGGTTGACTAAAAGATGGCAAATAAGCATATAAAAAAGAAACAGACAAAAGCGTCTATTTTGCGACAGCAATATTCTAAAGAATATAATAAATATCTAGCTCGTGTTAGAAATCAGCAAAAACAGGGAGTACAAGTACAGAGAATTAAGCGAGTGAAAAAACCCACTCAAGCATCTATTGAAAGACTGAAAAAACAGACAGCTAAAGAAATTCGTGATAAAGCATCTGTTGTAAATATGCTTACAGGTGAACTAATAACACCTAAAGAATTCGGGCGAAAACATGCACTTGAAATTAATAGAGTGTTCACGAAATTAACACCGCAAGAACAGGAATATGCTCGGTTTCATGATTATACAAGCGCAAAGGAATTAAAAGAATTACAAAAGAATGGTATTAAAGTGAATATAGCAACGCCTGTATTAGACTATGAGGCTATTATAGAATCATGGTACGATTCTTTAGACAGTTTTGTGCCAAAAACGGCACACTTTTTACGCATGAAAACAGATGAAATTTTATCAAACGCAACAGAAAAAGAAAGGGCGTTATTTGCGTATACATATGCTAAAGCACCCGAAGCGTTTCCAACAGAGTCTTATATGGATAAAGCCACAGTTGACGCTGTTTTTGGAAATATTCTAAGAATAATGGGGATTTTTGCTACAACGGAAGAATTTAATGAATTTCTAGTGGAGCAAGATATTGTTATTGAGAGCGAGTAAAAAAGAGGTGAGTATAAATGCCACGAAAAAAGAAAGTAACCTTTTGGGCGTGCGATTTTGAGACTACCGTATGGGGTGAAAAAGTAGAGCAAGAAAAAGGTAAAAAACAAGACAGTACAGAAGTTTGGAGCGGAGCTGACGTGGCTTTATATGATGAAACCGAAACCGTAACTATAACCCATTCAATAAGAGATTTTTTAAACAGGTTTTTGACAATGAAAGGAAATAATATATTATACTTTCATAATCTTGCTTTTGATGGCTCTTTTATCGTTGATTTTCTACTTTGTGAGGGTTGGAAATGGGTACACTGTAAAGATAAAGAGATGAAATCAAAAGAATTCCAAACTTGCATATCAGATATGGGGTCATGGTATTGGATTAAACTCAAATGGAATAAGACTTTTTTAGAAATTCGTAACTCTTTAAAACTTATGCCATCATCATTAAAAAATATCGGGAAATCATTTGGTACAAGACATCAAAAATTAGACATGGAATACGAGGGAGAAAGGTACGCATATTGTGATATATCTGAAAGTGAGAAGAAATATATTGAAAATGATGTGTTAGTGTTAAAAGAAGCATTAGAAATGATGTTTGACGAAAAGCATGATAAATTGACAATAGGTTCGTGCTGTTTGGCAGAATTTAAAGGCTTTTATGAAAAGAAACAATATGATAAGTTGTTTCCCGATATCAGAGAAGATTATCTTGATGAATCAATAACAGGTGCATGGAATCAGTGGGATTATGTTCATAAATCATTTCACGGCGGATGGTGTTATGTTAATCCTCAATATGCGCACACGGTAGTTGGTTGGGGTTTAGTGCTTGACGTAAACTCTCTGTACCCGTCCATGATGCATAGCATCAGTGGCAACAAATATCCATTTGGGCACGGGGAATATCATAGGGGAGCGCCACCCGATGAACTTATAAGCTCCGCTAATAAATATTTTTTCATTCGATTTAACTGTCGTTTTCAGTTAAAAAAAGGAGCTTTTCCATGGGTACATATTAGACAGAGTGCATTATATAAGGCAAATGAAAATTTATATAGCTCCAACGTTAGGTATAAAGGTGAATACTATCGATATTATCGTGATATTGATGGACAGATGCATGATACAAATATCACACTCACTATGACTTGCACCGACTGGGAGTTGTTTAAGGAAACTTACGATATTTTTGATTTGGTCATATATGATTATGTGTGGTTCTATGCAAGGACAGGTTTTTTTGATGAATACATAGATAAATACGGTGAAGAGAAAAGAACTTCAAAAGGTTTTAAGAGACAGAAAGCGAAACTCTTTTTGAATAATCTTTACGGGAAATTTGCTATGTCAGATAACTCTTCTTATAAGGAGCCTTATATTGATGAAGATGGGGTTATTAGATTTATATTGCATGAGGAACATGAGAAGAAAGTGGGGTATATCCCCATAGGCAGCGCCATTACATCTTATGCCATGAACTTTACAATACGCCATGCTATGGCAAATTATGACCGCTTTTGTTATGCTGACACCGATTCGATTCATTTAATTGGACTCGACAAAGCGAACAAGGTTGTAGAACACCCGACTAATTTTTGTTGTTGGAAATGCGAGAGTACATTTGATTTCGCATATTATGAACGACAGAAAACTTATGCAGAACATATAGTTGAAGAAAATCATGTCCCTTGCGAGCCTTATCTTGATATTAAAGCTTGTGGAATGAGTAGCCAAGCTAAACGTAAATTTATTGAAGAAGAAAAGGACATATCTGAGTTATCTACAGGTCTTAGTATGGTTAGTTGTAATTTAAAAGCAGAGCGCGTGAAAGGTGGTATTATATTAAGAAATAAAGACTTTAAAATCCACGCTCAAAAAGATAAAAAAATTATGATATAATACTTGACTATATTTTAGCGTCGTGTTATTATAATAATGTAATAAATAAAGTAGAAAAAGGAGGAACAAAGACGGGTAAAAAAATTGAATATCCGTTAAACAGCTTGTACGGGGTAAGCTCAATGTCACATAGTAATGTAAGAATTGACACAAATTTAAAAAACGCTGAGATTGCGGCTAAACTTATCACTATTCGTGATGGTTTTTTATATGCTGATACAGATAGTATATATGTAAGAGATTTAGATAAAAAATAAAAATTATAATATAACACTTGACTATATCTAGTTGTTGTGTTATTATAATAATGTAATAAATAAAACATATTACATTGCATTCACACTCACAGCATACAGAAAAAAGGAGGAAAACAAGATGTTTACAAGGACATTAGTCACAGCGGAGGTATCTGTAGAAAGAGTCTACAAAGACAAGGAGACAGGCGAAATCAAGAAAGATTGCTTTGACGAAAAACTGCCAAATTGCAGGACTAGAGACAAAGCGGAAATCTTGATTGAAAAGCAGTACAAAAAAGACATAGTTTCCATATTAGACATTAAGTTTAAACTGGAAAGACGCGCAATGACAGATGAGCAGTTCTTGCTTAATTCAGATGTCAAGAGTGAAAAAATTGTTACCGAAGCAGAGTTGCAGGAAATGAAAAAGGAAGATTAACAGGAAAACAGGAGGTAAAGAAATATGGTAGAAATCAAAGAAATGAGCAGAGAGTTTACAAAGGTCGAGAAGTATCTTATGACCACAGCGCCTGATATTGAACCTTTAAAAAATATCGCTGATGGAGAGTCTATCACGGTTGACGGATATCTTATCTTTGATGATATTAAGGATAATGGAGATATGCAGGAAATTGTGAGTATTATTACACCTGACAAAAAAGTATATTCAGGACAGTCCGCAACCTTTAGACAGTCTTTGAAAGATATTGAAAGTGTTATGGACGGTGAAAAATTTTCTATCATTAAAATTAGCGGAAAGACAAAAGCAGGGCGCGATTATATCAATTGTACATTAGATGTATCAAATTTATAAAATGATGCCGTGAGAATACCATTTTAATTCTCTTCTTCTAAAGGGGTGGCTATATGCCACCTCTTTTATAAAATAAATGTTTCACGTGAAACATGAATGGAGGTGCTAAAATGTTTGACGATGGTTATTATCATTGCGAAAGATTATTAACTATGAAAGATAAATATGGGAATATACCCGATATTTTTATTGTGGACGGCAACAGAACAGCTGGAAAAAGTTATTCTATTAAGTGTAGACAAGTTTCCGATTTTTTAAAAGATAAATACAGACCCGAAAATCAGTTTATCTATTTGTATAGAAATGTTGTTGATATGAAAAATTGTGCCGACACATATTTTGGAGATATAGCGGAAAAATTTGACGGTTATGTTATGACAGAGAAAAGCTTGATGCGTGGGTCGTTAGTGCAGTTATTTATCAATGAAGAACCGTGCGGTTATTGCTTAGCTTTATCTGTGGCGAGAAAGTATAAAAAAATGCGTGGGTTATTCGTCAATATTCGTTCTGTATTTTTTGACGAATACCAAGATGAAGATAATATATATTTACCTAATGAAGTAAATAAACTGCTATCGTTGCTTACAACTATCAGTTCGGGGCATGGTAAACAGCACAGGAGAGTCATGTTATATATGGCATCAAATACAGTATCTTTGCTAAACCCTTATTATAGCGTATTTGGAATCAATAAAATGTTAAAGAGAGACACCAAATTTTTACGCGGTGACGGTTGGGTATTTGAAAGAACTTATAATGAAAGTGCGTCAACAGCATATAAGGAAAGTGCTATTGCGCGAGCTTTTCGAGGTGCTGACTATAACGAATACGCGAGCGAAAATAAATATCTAAATGACAATGAATGTCTGATTGGGAGACCATCAGGGCAGTCACGTTATATTTGTACAATTAAGTACAATGATAATCTGTATAATGTCAGAAAATATGATGTATGTCTATATGTATCAACGGGGGCAGATGATAGTTTTCCGACACGGATTTGTTTCACAAAAACTGATGTGATAGATAATACAGCTATTCGTGTCAACTCGACCCATTATATCGTTACGATGTTACGGGAATATTTTAACAGAGGCTTACTATTATTTGAAAATTTGGAGTGTAAGAACATGATATTTGATGTCATATCTTTTTAATGTTTCACGTGAAACATTGACATTTTAACTGATATATGTTATTATAATGATGTACCCAAAATAATACGATTATTGTAATTGATATACACGCACATAGACAAGTAGTCTGATATCAATTTTTGGCTTTGCGTTCCCTTTGATTCGATTATTTTGTAACGTACACAAAAATGTTTCACGCGAACAATGTTTCACGTGAAACATTTTTATTTACAAATATTGTTATTTGTGTTATGATATAAAAAAGGAGGTGATATCATGGCAAATGAAGTTATCACATTAATTAACAGTTTAGGACTACCGACCGTGGTTGCGTGTGCGTCCATGTGGTATGTCAAGTACAGGGAGGATAAAAATGACCAAAAAATTGAAAAGATGACGGAAGAACACAAGGAAGAAATGACAGATATTACAAATGCGCTAAATAATAATACGTTAGCGCTACAACGTATCTGTGATATTTTTGATGGTAAGGAGGACATGAAACATGAGTAAAAAAGCTGTAGATATCTCGTATCATAACGGAGTCATTGATTTTGAGAGATTAAAAAACGCTGTCGATTATGTAATTATTCGATGCGGATATGGGCAGGATATGACATCACAAGACGATAAACAGTGGGCGAGAAATGTCAGTGAGTGCGAACGGTTGGGCATTCCATACGGAGTATATTTTTATTCATATGCAAAGACCACGGCTAGTATAGAGGGTGAAATTAATCACTGTCTTAGATTGTTACAAGACCACACGCCTAATCTACCTGTATTTTTTGACAGTGAAGAAAAAGGAACACAGGGTGTTGCAAAGCACAACGCAAAGCGTTTTTGTGATGCAATGTTAATGCATGGATATAAAGCAGGAATTTACGCTAGTAAATCATGGTTCGAGATTTACATTGGCGAGACATGGGGGTATGATTTGTGGATAGCTAGATACTCGAATGTGTTGGGCGTAGACAATGTTGACATTTGGCAGTATTCCAGTAATGGGTCTGTTGATGGCATCAACGGAAGATGTGACGTGAACCATGTTTACAAAGACTATGGAGCTTCAAATTCTGCTCCACCTACACCACAGCACCCTACTAGCTCCGTAAGACCAAGAAATGAATTAATTGCTTTAGGACAACAGCACGCGATTAATTTTACACAGCATCAAATTGCAGTTGATGGAATCGCGGGGAGAGACACAAAAAGAATGGCAGTTCGTGTAGTACAAAGGGCAATGAATGCAGATTACGGGGACACTATCGCGGAGGACGGGATTGTCGGTAAAAAGACAAGAGCAAAAGCAGGTAGACATTATGTAAAGCGAGGAGAAACACAGTTTCTTGTGACAGCACTTGAAATCTTATGTTTATTGCAAGGAAAAGACCCGAACGGGGTAGAGTGCCCTGGAACATTTGGAGGTGGACTGGCACGCGCTTGTGGGCGTGAATTCGTTTACGCAAAAGATATGTTGCATATGGTTTAATTTTATTCACGTGGAACAAAAAATGTTTCACGTGAAACATTTTTACGGAGGGTAGTAAAATGCCAAATATCAATGTTGCATACCAGTGGGCGGTCAATGCGTGCAATGCTCCTAACATTGGATACTCACAACAACACAGAAGAGGTCAGACCGTGAACGGTATTACTTATTATGATTGCAGTTCTTTCATATCAAAAGCGTTAACAGAAGCAGGATTTTTCTCAGTGAATCCATGGTTTACGACAAGAACAGAAGAGGGATACTTATTACAAGCAGGGTTTAAAGAAATCAGTATTAATGAAGCGTGGCAAGCAGGGGATGTGGTATGGCGTAGCGGTCATACGGAGATGGTATATAGTGGAAATGGTGTTGGGGGTGGCGGTGTCACCATGGGCGCGCACAGTGGACGCTATCCACTACCCGAACAGGTCAGCATTAATACATATGTTTCCAAACCGTCCGCGTGGTCAAAGATATATCGTTATGGCGATAGTGCAGGAATGCCCCTTGAATGGATTCATGGAAACCGCTATCTTACAGAAGATGAAATGAAGAACAATGCTTATGTGTTCTATAGCACGATGTTTTTCAAAGATTTCACTCTAAATGCCATTGCAGGTGTGTTAGGTAATATGGATATAGAATCCAATATCAACCCTGAATTATGGCAATCGTTAAAAGAGGGGAACTATGAGGGTGGTTATGGTCTTGTTCAGTGGACACCGGCAACAGTTTATACAGACTGGGCGAACGCTCACGGGTATGATATCACAGATGGTTACTACCAATGCGTATGGCTTGATGAAGAAACAGTAACAAGTGGACAATGGATAGAGACCACAAAATATCCAATATCATGGGAAGAGTTTCGAAAGTCTACAAAAGAACCCGATTATTTAGCGTCTGTATTTTTAAAAAATTTTGAGCGTGCAGGCGTGGAAAAAGAAGAGGATAGAAAAAAGAATGCGTTAAAATGGTACGCGTATTTGCAGACATTATCGCCATACCCAGTACACCCACACGGAAAAAAGAAAAAAATGCCTCTTTACTTTTTTATGCCGTGGTGATATAATTAAAACTGTAAAAGGGTAATAAGTAAAAAAAGGAGGATATTTACATGGATTTTAATGAAGCTTTAAACGAATTAATTGACGCGGTTGCTGACGTGGAAGAACATGGAGATGCAATTGAAGTTCTACAGACATTCGCCGAAGATAGAAGCGGTGAAACGGACAGCGAATGGAAAGATAAGTACATGAAACTCGAAGCCGAATATAAAAAGCGTTTTAAGGAACGCATGAAAGAGTCAGCCACTAACACGGGCAGCGAAGAAAAGAAAGATGAAAAAGAAGAAAAAATCACCGTTGAAGATTTAGACTTTGACGGGAAAACAGAGTAAGGAGGTCTAAATAATGGCAAAAGCAACAAACGCAAATATATTAAGTGCCATGCGAGAGGAATTGTCTTTTGAGGTGCAGAACCATTTACCAACAGAAGTATCAGACAATTTACAGGCTGTCTATGATAACATTTTAAATTATGCGCCGGTAAGAAATGAAATTGTACCATCATTAATTAACCGCATCGGTATGCAGACGGTGGACAGTATCGCGTGGAGAAATCCGTTAGCACGATTTAAGAAAGAGCCAATGCGCTATGGAGAGACACACGAAGAAACTTATGTAAATATGTGCAAAGGTCGTGTCTATGATTCACAGGCAGACTTTAAATTCGCTTTTCAGCAGTATCAGTCTTACATCATGAGCGTGTTCCATAATGTCAATCTTGAGATTCAGTACCCAGTCACGGTTACATATGACAATTTGAGAAAAGCTTTTACGAGTGAGTATGGCATCCGTGATATGATTATGGCTAAAATGGAAAGCGCTATCACAGGCGCGAACTGGGACGAGTATCTCGCTATGCGTGATTTAATTAATGTGGGGTATGAAAAAGAGGTACTTCCGGCAGTGACTGTTGACGCGATTGTAGATGAAGCATCAGCGAAAAAATTATTGATTGAGGTAAAGCGAGCTGTCGGAGAGTTTGGCTTCCCATTACCGGAAAACAACCCTGCAGGAGCAACGTCACACGCTATGCCAACGAACTTGATTTGGATTACAACACCAGAAGTTAACGCACAGATTAGTGTTGATGCTTTAGCGTATGCGTTCCATATGGACAAAGCAGACGTGGCAGTTCAGACCGTGATTGTAGACAAGTTTGCAAACAGCGCGATTCAGGGCGTTCTCTGTGACGTGCGATTCTTTAACGTGCGCGACCAGTTCAAGGAAATGAGCGACCAACGACTTGCAAACGTCTTATCATGGAACTACTTCTACACACAAGTAGAAATGGTAAGCGCAAGCCCGTTCTATCCTATTCGAGTCTTTACGACGGATACTGTCGTTGAAAAACCAACTTTAGGTGTCACGGCAGGAACTTACACAGCAGGACAGACACAGGAAGTAGAGGTAACTGTGACAGGTGGTACGGGCACATATCGCCAGAATTTGGTGACTCTTGAAGTTGACAGCGGTGCAACCTCAGCAAAGACTTACGTTATCCCAGGGACACATTTGTTACACACGGGAGCGGACGAGACAGGAACTATCGTATTAAAAGCAATTTACAGACCAGACGAGACTATCACAAAGACAGCAAGTTTCACAAAAGCGTCATAATTAACGGAGGTAGTTATCTATGATAAATTTACCGGCTCAAGTAGGGGTTGCACCGCGCAACCCCGAAACAAAATTAAGATTGTACAGTGGAGTACCATGGTCTGATGAGTATGAACACGTTAGATTATACAATTCAAAAGAAGATTTGCTAAATCATTTAGAGTTATATCGTAAACATATCAACGGAATTGATTTGTCACATCTTGCACCTATTAAAATAGGCAATTATGATATCCGCGTGCCGTTCACAGAGATGAAAGCACTTAATCTCAATTATTTAGCTTTTCAAAATAGTGGGATATCTAACGAGTGGGTTTTTTGTTTTATCGACTCTATCGAGTGGTTATCCGAAAAAACAACTAGAATCAATTTTTCTTTAGACGTTTTTCAGAATAACTTCTATGATGCAAATATCAAGCCTTGCTTTGTAGAGTATCATCACATTCCTAGAAGTAAAGACGAGATAGGAGCAAATCTAATACCAGTCAATATAGAGACAGGTGAAACGATTGTATCACGTCATAAAAAGCTAGACTTAACACCTACAGAGTGTTGCGCTTTTGTCACTAGAGGGTCAACGGAACAAAGTTGGTTCGAGGGCAGAGTAGAAAATGGTGTCTACTGTTGGGGAAGTATAGGGCATTATGATGTAACTACGGAAGATGGGTTGAAAGGAATTAACACTTTGCTAGAGGATTATAATAACCAAGGTGCTCAAGATGCGGTTATCGGTCTGTTTATGTCCCCTAAATTATGCACGCTTGCATTGGGTGGGAAAGAAATAAAGCCTAAAAATACAAGTATGCAGATTTCTGACAACGTGTTTGAGGGTTATAAGCCGAAAAACAAAAAGTTATACTCTTATCCATGGCTATTTTGTTTGGCTGATAATAACCAAGGCAACACACACATTTACAGATATGAATACAGTTACAACCGTGATAAATCTCTTGAATTTGACAGCTACGGCACAATCGCAACATTACCCCAAGTTCTAACAGCGCCAAAAAATTATAAAACAAGAGAAGCTTTAGAACATGGGTTGATGAATGAAGCACTTATTAACTCCTCTTTCCCGATGTGTTCTTTTTCCTCCGACACTTATCGGGCATGGCTCGCACAGAACAAAAGCTCTATAGCCTTATCTCAAGTTCACACAGCTGTCGACGCTACCATAGGAACAGGCACAGCGATAGCAGGATTAGCAGGAGGAAGCTTACAGGGAGGTCTTAACGGTCTAGGCAAAACAACGAACGCTTTTTGGGACGCTCTTGGAATGTTAGCAAATCAGACCGACAGAGCAAGAAATGCTGGAGTAACACATGGGAAAGCACTATCAGAAAATGTACTGACAGGAATAAAAGAGTGTGGTGTTGATTTCTATGAAATGTCATGTAAAAGACAATTTGCAGAAATGGCGGATAGTTTTTTCGAGCAATTTGGATATCCAATCAACAAAATCACAACACCTTATTTACGTTCAAGAGCGTATTGGAATTATGTAAAAACCTCACATTGCGGTTTTACGGGTGACATTGATTTAGACCAGTTAAAGAAATTGCGAAATATATTTGACAACGGAGTGACTTTGTGGCATACTGATGATATAGGGAACTACGGGCTATCAAATAACTAAAGGAGGTGTATATAAGTGAGAAATCCGTTACGAATTTTTGAACGAAATGTCAATAAAAAGAAAAACAGTGATTTTGAAACAATAAAATCTATCTTTTTTTATGATATTTTCGATATATTTGTAAACAGGTATCAATGGCATAATCTACCTAAAGAAGTTTTACCAATGTACATTGAACAAACATTATTTTGGCGTGGTTTGGGTGTATTCATCAAAGACGATGTTGCAGGGTATGCTTTTATGAATGTTTCATTATCCGGTCTACCGGATATTTATAATATTCCGCAAGACAGAATAGCTTATACTGCAAACGGATATATCGAAGAATATGGCAAAGAAAACAGTTGTATCTTATGGAATAATTATTCGACTATGCCGTATTACTATAAGGCGTTAATGTATGCAGATGCAATGGCGAATACTTGGAAAACAAAGGATATTAATATGTATGCACAGCGTACGCCTGTTGCTCTTTCTGCTTCTGACAACGAAAAAATGAGCTTTGAAATACTGGGAGAAATGTACGATAATTATTTACCTGTTCTAAAAGTTTCCGATTCATTAAACTTGAAAGATATTAAAGCTCTGGATGTGGGCGCTCCTTATATCGTAGATAAATGCGAACAAGAATTAAGAGATTTATGGTCACAAGTATTGACATCTTTAGGTTATGAAAGTAACCCAGTAGAAAAAGGCGAACGCCTTGTTACAGGTGAAACGGCAGGAAACAACGGTCAGATTGAAGCTAATAGAAATGTAGGACTGACATTAAGAAGAAGATGCGCAAACGCTATCAATGAACTATGGGGACTAAATGTAACAGTTGACTTTAACAGTGAGCTTCCTACCATGATTAATGGATATATACCCGATAAGTATATGCAAAAAGGGAAAGAGGGTGACGAGATTGAGTAAATACACTACTACAGTTAAAGATATTTGTGAAAGCTTTATCCCTCCTCAAGAACTATGGAGCATGGACTTATCAGTAGAGAGAACTATCGACAAAACACAGGATAAATTTTTTAATTTTGATTTTCCTTTTTATTCAGAAGATAGAAAAGACCTGTATACTTTTAAGACATATTTTTTACTTAGGTATTGGAATAATTATATAGGTTTTGAAACTTTAGGAATGTGGAAAACTGCTTTTCTAGCAAAAATGAATGAATTAACTCCGTATTATACAAAATTGTATGATGCAATCCAAAAAGATAACCCTTTTACAAATGTCAATATAACAACCGCAGAAGCAGAAACAGGAAACGAAAAAACAACGACTAAAGCAACAGATTCAGGAGACAGCGAGGTAAAAAACAATCAAAACTATGAAAATATTGACAGCGACAACCCACAAGTTACCGTAGCAACACAAGACTATGCTAGCGCTATGAGCAGAGGCGAAACTGTCAATAACACGACTACAAATGCAAAAAATGAACACACAGGAAACGATAACAAAGACAGTAAAAGAGACAGAGACACGAAAGAGATAGGATTAAGAGGAAAATCAACAAGTGAAGCCATTGCAGAATATCGCGAACAAATTCAGAACATTAATCGAGAACTTGTAGAAGCTTGTCGCGATTTATTCATGAAAGTTTGGTAAAAAAAGGTGGTGAGATGTATGGCAAATGAATTAAAGCCTTTAGTTCCTTTACTTTGCTGTGACGTTCCTAGCGTGTACAGTAATAAGCAAAGTTATTATGAATGCTTGTGTTATATCGGATATAAAGTCAATGAGTGTATAGACGCTATCAACGGATTTACTGACGCGTACAAACAGTACACTGACGAAAAAGTTTCAGAGTTGAAAACGTATATTGACGGACTTAACCGTGATATCTACAACCATATCACGGAAGTGGAAGCAAATATCCGTCATGATATGGACACTAGGGATAATGAGCTTGACGAAAAAATCAATAAAGTACAGACAAATTTACTTGATAAAATCAGTGCGTTAAACATTCTGATTTATGACCTAAACGCTGAGACAAGAGCGCATATTGACACAGAAGTTAAAAAACTATATGATTATATCAATGATTATGTACCAAATAATATGGAAGTGCTTAACCCTGTTAGGGGATATCGTACAAGTTTGAACCAAGCGCTAGCAGATATGTATGACAATCTACGCTATTATGCTTTGACATGCAACGAGTTTGATTCTTTGGGCTTAAGTTGTACAGAATTTGACGGGTTATCAATTAACTGTACAGAGTTTGACTTGTACGGTGCAAAAAGATTCAGAGTAGATAACAACTTATATATGCATGACCCATTTACAGGTGAGTATGTTTTTTATCAAGATGTAATTTACAAACTTGCGGAGTTGCATTTCGACAACCCAATTACGGCTAGTGAATTTGACGCTTTATTATTGACGGTAACAGCATTCCAGTCTAAAGCTTTAAGCGCTTACACATTTGACAGTAGCGCAAAAACTGCGTTAAAATTATAAATTAAAGGAGGATTTTAAAACTATGAGTTCAACAAACAAAACAACTTACTATGATTTAAGCCAGTATATCGGTACTGACAAGCCGACATATTTAGGAGATTACAATTCTGACATGAGCAAAATTGATGCAGGGATTCACGGGGCAGATGATAAGGCAACCACAGCTTCACAGTATGCAGGAAGCGCAATTGCTAGAGTCAGTGAACTTGAAAAAACTGTGCAGTCACATACAAGTGCTATTACAACATTGCAGACAGATACTACAGCTCTGAAAGAGAGTGTAAAAACAGCACAGAACACAGCCACCTCAGCAGATGGAAAAGCTGACAGCGCACAGCAGACAGCCAACAGCGCACTTTTGACCGCTAACAACGCCAGTGCTAAAGCTGATAACGTGAATAAAGATGTGACACTGTGGAGCGGTAGCGCTAAGAATCAGCCTGTGACCCTTAACGATAGCTTGACTAATTACAGATTTTTGTACATTGAGACAAATGCAGGTATTTCACCGTTATTTGCTTATAGAAATGACAAGAAAAAATATGTTGGTGCTCAACAGGTTTTAAAAGATGGGTCGACAAATACCGTTACTACTATCACAATCATGATAGAGGTTACTGATGATACACATATCAAAGTTAGTGCTAATGCTATTGACCATGCGTTCAGTAGTACGCACCCGGCGCTTGACGCTATCTATACTTTGGGTGTTTACGGTATTCCAAGATAAAAGTAAATGTTTAATATTTAAACCCTCCGCAATAGGAGGGTTTAAATATTAATCTATTAATTCTATTAAATTGTTATAATCATCCCAATAATACAAATCGCCATTATACGCCACCAAAAAATCTTTATTTGATGTATTATCTCGACCCTCTAATAAATAATATTTAAATTCAACAATCTTATTATTAATAATATCAACATGCGTACCATAACATACAGCATTTTCTTTTAAATACTGAATAAAATCTTTCTTTGTTTTTTCTTTCATTAATTTCACTGTTTCATTTTCAAAACTAAACCATCTAATTATATTTCGTTTTTTAAATCTCATTTTTATTCCTCCTTATATTTACTAGGTTTCCTTGTTTCTATAATTATAATAGCACATGCCTGTTCATTTGTCAAGTATTTTTTCGTGCTTTTTT